AGCGTACCGTGGATTTCATAAACTGCCTGAAACATACCAAAGGGAAATGGCGGGGGCAGCCCTTTGAGCTGCTCCCGTGGCAGGAAGAGATTATCCGGGACGTGTTCGGCACGGTAAAGGAAAATGGGTACAGGCAGTACAACACTGCTTATGTGGAGATACCCAAGAAAAACGGGAAATCGGAACTGGCGGCGGGCGTTGCTCTGTATATGACTTGCGGTGATAATGAGTGGGGCGCGGAGGTCTACGGGTGCGCCTCTGACAGACAGCAAGCATCCATCGTCTTTGACGTGGCGGTGGACATGGTGGAGCAGTGCCCGGCATTAAAAAAGCGTATCAAGCCCGTCATGTCGGTCAAGCGGCTGGTGTATAAGCCTACGAACAGTTTCTATCAGGTGCTTTCTGCGGAAGCCTACACCAAGCATGGGCTGAACGTCCACGCTGTTATCTTTGACGAGTTGCACAGCCAGCCGAACCGGGAACTGTTCGATGTCATGACCAAAGGCTCCGGCGATGCGAGGACGCAGCCCTTATTTTTTCTGATCACCACTGCAGGAACAGACCGCCATTCCGTATGCTTCGAGCAGCACCAGAAGGCGGAGGACATCCTGCAGGGCAGGAAGATAGACCCGACATTTTATCCCGTGATCTACGGCGCATCCGATGATGCGGACTGGTCATCGGAGGAAGTGTGGAGGAAGGCGAACCCCTCGCTGGGGCATACCATTGACATTGAGAAAGTGCGGAATGCCTATCTGAGCGCAAGAGACAATCCGGCAGAGGAAAATATCTTCCGGCAGTTACGTCTAAACCAGTGGGTGAAGCAGTCCACAAGGTGGATGCAGATGGACAAATGGGATGCCTGCGCATTTTCGGTGGATGAGAGGGAGCTGCTCGGACGGGAGTGCTACGGCGGGCTTGACCTGTCAAGCTCCATTGACATCACTGCCTTTGTTTTGGTGTTCCCGCCCCGGAACGATACGGAGAAATACATCCTCCTGCCATACTTCTGGATACCGGAGGAAAACATGGTACAGCGTGTGCGCCGTGACCATGTGCCTTATGACGTGTGGGCAAGGCAGGGATTTTTGCAGACCACGGAGGGCAACGTGATCCATTATGGCTTTATAGAGAAATTCATTGATGGCCTGGGGAAGAAATTCCACATCAAAGAGATAGCTTTCGACAGGTGGGGCGCGGTGCAGATGGTGCAGAACCTGGAAGGGCTGGGATTTACGGTGGTCCCCTTCGGGCAGGGCTTTAAGGATATGTCGCCGCCCACCAAGCGGCTGATGGAGCTTGTGCTGGAGAAGAACATCGACCACGGCGGCCACCCGGTCCTTAGGTGGATGATGGATAACATCTTCGTCCGTACCGATCCTGCGGGGAACATCAAGCCTGACAAGGAAAAATCCACGGAGAAGATTGACGGCGCTGTGGCTGCCATCATGGGGCTTGACCGTGCGATACGGAACGGGGGCAGCACGGGCAGCGTGTATGACGAGAGGGGAATTTTATTATTGTAATGAATAGAAATGGGAAAATATATAATATGAATGAAATACAATGATGTAATGAGGAAAGGATAATGTCAAATTTTGTTGTATATAATGGTAAATTTTGTTATGATGATACCATACTAACGATAGGAGGTATCACTGTGGACCCGATTACAAAAAAGTTTTTAGGCGAGTTTTGCAGATCATTTGAATTAGAAAATACTGAACCAACAGTGGTCTTTGAGCATTTCTGTAATTATTGCTGTGTAAATAAAGAAAATGGGATTGTAGACATTAAGTTAAGCGAGATGACTACTGGAAGTAACGCTCAGGGAATTGATGGAATTGCAATAATTGTAAATCATAAATTAGTGACAACAATTTCAGAAATTGAGTTTCAAATTTCGAATAGTCGTTGTTTAGATGTCAATTTTGTACTTGTACAAGCAAAGACATCATCTTCTTTTGATAATAAAGAAATGCTAAATTTTACGGAATTTACTAAAGCATTCTTTTCAGATGACATTTCAGAATTTAAGACATCTGAAATTATGAATTTTTATGAAATGAAAGAATATATTTATGATCATGCAGAATATATGACAGAATCCAATCCTCAGTTATCAATGTATTATGTTACAACGGGAAAATGGGTAGGAGACAAGACTTTACAAAAATTAATTGACAGAAATAAAAAGGAATTAAAAGATTTAAATATTTTTTCTGATATAAAATTTATTCCATGTGGCGCAGCAGAAATTCAGGCACTATACAGAAATACAAAGAATTTATTATCTACAAAGTTTAAATTTGAGAAGTATATAGTTATGTTTGGCGATGAAGATAGTGAAAGCATAGGATATAGTGGGGTAATACCATTTAAGGAATATCGTAAAATCATTATGAACGATGGTGATTCATTAAAACCCGTTTTTGATGATAATATACGTGATTTCTTAGGAAATAGAAATCCTATTAATAAGGCAATTTTTGATACTTTACAAAATTTAGATATAAATTCTTTTTGTATGTTGAATAATGGTATTACTATTATTGCTAATAAGGTTACTTTAACGGGAACCACCGCGGTGCTGACGGATTATCAAATTGTCAATGGGTGCCAGACCAGCCATGTGCTTTATGAAAATAGAAATTTAGAGGGTGTTGATGAATTATTAATTCCGGTTAAAGTGATAGGAACAACTGATGAAGATATACGTAATAACATTACGAAAGCGACAAATAGCCAAACTTCAATAAAGCCGGAACAGTTGGAAGCTTTGTCAGATTTTCAAAAGAACTTGGAAACATATTATAGTACCTATAGTGAAAATGAACGATTGTATTATGAAAGAAGGACTGGTCAGTATAGGTTAGAGTCAATACCAAAAACAAAGATTGTGAATATTCCACAGCAAATTAAATCTGTATCTGCAATGTTTTTAAATAATCCGCATGGGGTATCGGGAAATTATGGTGCAATAGTAAAGAAAGTTGGAGATAAGATTTTTAATGTAAATGACAAAATGATTTTGTATTATACAAGTTCTTTAGCACAATATAAAATTGAAAAATTAATTTCTGCAAAAATTATAGATAAAAAATATAATAAATCTAGATATCATGCGATGATGTTGTTTAGGATATATATATCGGGGAAAAGTACGCCAAGATTTAATGAAAATAAAATGGAGGGATATTGCCAGAAGATAATTGATGTTCTAAATGATGATACGCAATGTGCCGCTATATATAGCAAAATAGTAGATTTTATTGTGAAGCAGGATATGATTGACTTTGACGACAGGAAAACATTTGAAAGAAAAGAAACGACAGATGAGTTGTTATCAAAAGTCAATGAAATGAAAAGATTTATAAATCAATGAGGTTTTAAATAGGAGCATCTCTTCGGAGGTGCTTTTTTTCTGCATATTTTTAGGAGGCGTGTATGAAGTTACCATCCATTTTTGGAACAAGGGGTGCGAGGGATAAGCCAAAGGACAGCTACGGCGGCCAGGCTTATTCCTTTTTCTTTGGAAGAAGTACCAGCGGAAAAAATGTAAACGAGCGCACGGCAATGCAGACCACGGCGGTCTATTCCTGTGTGCGGATACTGGCGGAGGCTGTTGCTTCCCTGCCAATCCATGTATACCGCTATACGGAAACGGGGAAGGAGCGGGTGTATGACCACCCGCTGTATTACCTCCTCCATGACGAGCCGAACCCGGAGATGACTTCCTTTGTGTTCCGGGAGACGCTCATGAGCCACCTGCTGATCTGGGGCAACGCCTACGCGCAGGTCATCCGTGACGGGAACGGCAGGGTGCTTTCCTTATACCCGTTATTGCCGTACAAGATGGAGGTTGACCGTGACGAGCATGGGCAGCTTTTCTACACCTACACCCGGAACACCGATGAGAACCCGAACTTTGCGGAATATGGCAGAGTGCGCCTTAAGCCGGAGGATGTGCTGCACATCCCCGGACTTGGCTTTGACGGGCTGGTGGGGTACTCGCCCATCGCAATGGCGAAGAACGCAGTGGGCATGACGCTTGCCTGCGAGGAATACGGTGCGTCCTTTTTCGAGAACGGGGCGACGCCGGGCGGCGTGCTGGAGCATCCGGGGGTACTGAAGGATCCGGCAAAGGTAAGGGAGAGCTGGCATTCCGTCTACGGCGGCTCAAAGAACGCCGGTAAGGTGGCCGTACTCGAAGAGGGCATGAAGTACCAGCAGATCGGGATTCCCCCGGAGGAAGCGCAGTTTTTGGAAACGCGGAAGTTCCAGATAGACGAGATCGCAAGGCTGTACCGCATCCCGCCCCACATGGTGGGCGACCTTGACAAGAGCAGCTTTTCCAACATCGAGCAGCAGT